CGCATTGTTGAGCTAGAAGCTGCACCCCAGACAATCTAAGGAGATTAATTATGGGTATGCAAACCGATGTAAAAGCAACGCATCTTACGGCTGACGGAGTAATATCAGCTAATCCAGCTCGTTTAAAAGCTATTTCATATCGTGGCAACGGTACTGATGGAAACGTGTCAATTAAAAATGGTGGCGCATCAGGAACTACATTATTAGAACTTGATGTAGGTACGAGTGATTCATTTACTATTTATGTATTAATACCTGGCGAAGGCATTCGTTTTGATACTAATATTTATGCCGACCTAACTAACGTTTCTGCAATCACAGCATTCTACGGCTAAGGCGACATATGAGTATAGAACGCGAACTAGCAGTACATGGAACTGAGATTAAACATCTACAAGCTGATATGGATAGACTTGTCGCCGATATGGACGATATTAAAAAGACGCTTAATGACATTAACACAACCCTTGCGGAAGCTCGCGGTGGCTGGAAAGTCTTGATGATGGTTGGTGGTGCCGGCGGTGCGTTAGGCGCTCTTGTCACTCAGTTCGCACATAAAATATTTGGATAAAACTATGCCAAGTACATCTAAAAAACAGCATAATCTTATGGCCGCAGCAGCTCACAATCCCGCCTTTGCTAAGAAGGTGGGTATTCCTACTAAAGTAGCAAAAGAGTTTAACGCAGCGGACAAAGGTAAGACCTTTAAAAAAGGCGGCGTGTCACTAGCCGTTGGTCGTGGTGAGAAGTTACCCGTATCGCAAGGTGCTGGACTTACTGCCAAAGGCCGCGCAAAATACAATGCAGCAACGGGGTCTAACTTAAAAGCTCCTCAGCCAGAAGGTGGTCCTCGTAAGAAATCGTTTTGTGCCCGTATGTCAGGTATGCCAGGCCCAATGAAAGACGAGAATGGCAAACCTACTCGTAAAGCAGCGTCATTAAAACGTTGGAAATGTTAAAGGAACTAATATGGCTGACAATAAAGCAAAACCAGTGAACGTAAAACCAGTAAAATCTGAAGCAACTGACGAAGATTATATGCCTCCTGATATTAAGGATAAGCTACAAGACATGAAGAACAAAAAAGCTGCTGAGAAGTATGAAGCAACTAAATCATACAAAAAAGGTGGCGATGTAAAATCTGATATGTCGCAAGACAAAAAGATGGTTAAGAAAGCAGTAAAGATGCATGATGACCAACTACACGGCGGCAAAAAGACTAACCTTAAAGCACTAAAAAGCGGCGGCTGTACTAAAATGGCTCGTGGCGGCGGTATTGAAGTTCGCGGTAAAACCCGCGGAAAGATGTGTTAACTATGGCTACCTATGCTCAAGACGTTCCTGCTGACTTAAATGAAACGTTAGCAAACATTAAAAAATTAGATTCAATAAAACAAGACTTTATTAAAAAAAATATTAATTCTAAAAACGCTCAAAATAAAGCATTAGCTGAATCATTTAAAAAACAGCTAGATAATGATACCTCAGTAATGTTAGAGACTTCGGAAGATACTGGAAAACGAATTAATAAAGAAGGTAAAGTATACGGGCCAAAAATGAAAAAAGAAGATTCAGGCTTGTATGTAAAAGAAGTACCTGAAAAAATGAAAAAAGGCGGTTCAATAAGTTCAGCATCTAAACGTGCTGATGGTTGCGCAATGCGCGGAAAGACAAGGGCATAATATGAAAGACTACGACGTATGGGAAAAGTATCTAGCTGGCAAAGCCGCTGATAAAAAAGCGAAAGAGGAAGCTAAATACGAAGCTGGTAAACGTGCATTAGATTCTAAGTACGACCAGAAAAAGAAATCTGAGGAAATAGTTAGAGCAGCTAAACTCAAGATGGCTAACGATGCTGTTGAGTCACATCGCCGTGCGGGTAATCTTGCTGGTGGTAAGCCACAATACGTTAAAGACAATGAGAAACGTATTAAAGATTGGGAAGCTAAGCAATCTGCTAAAAAAGCAGACGACAAGTCAACAAAAGTAACTAAGAAAGAAGTTACTGTAGAGACTCCTACAGGCAACATCGGTTCACGTAATAGCTTTGATGCAGGTGAAGTTAGCCCATTTGCCAACCGCAAAGCAGAAGCAATTGCTGAGAAAGTAATTGACTACCCATCACGTACAGCTGACGAAGTAGATGAAAAAATCACGGAAGCAAAAGCAGCTGATGAACCTAGGTTTAGCGCTAACAACCCAATGGGTATGAAAAAAGGTGGTAGCGTACGAGCAAAACCTAAAGCTAAATGTATGGCATCTGGTGGGTCTACCTCATCAAAAGCATCATCTCGTGGCGATGGCTGTGCACAACGCGGTAAAACTAGAGGACGGATGGTATAATGAGACCTTCACGTGGAATGGGCTGCATGAAAGCCGACAAGATGCCTGGCTCAAAAGGCAAGACTATTGTACGTAAGGACAAGCCTCAGTTTGTGAAAGAGTATAAAAAGGGTGGTGATGTAAACCTTCCTGGCTTGTATGCAAATATCAATGCCAAAAAGAAACGTATTGCGGCAGGGTCTGGTGAAAAAATGCGTAAACCTGGAAGTTTAGGGGCACCCACTTCAGACGCCTTTAAGAAGTCAGCGTTAACGGCTAAAAAGTAAAGGGCTAACATGATGGAATTCTACAGCTTAAGCTATATATGTGGGTTTGCTGTAGGGCTGCAACATGAGCTTATAGAAGAGAACAACTACCTTATCATTAGTTTGGGTATAGTAGAAGTAGTATTTATTTGGTAAGGATTATATGGCTTTAAACACAGCAACGTCAGGTACATCCTCTTTTAATCTAGACATAAATAATCTAGTAGAAGAGGCATTTGAGCGCTGCGGCTCAGAGTTACGCACGGGCTATGACTTAAGAACCGCACGCCGTAGCTTAAACTTGCTTACTATTGAGTGGGCTAACCGCGGCATTAACTTGTGGACTGTAGAGCAAGGCGAGATTCCTTTGACTCAAGGGCAGATTATGTATGCCTTACCTACCGAAACCATTGACCTGCTAGATCAAGTAGTGCGTACAGGTACAGGGCAGAATCAAGTAGACATCAATATCACGCGTATTAGTGAGTCTACATACATTACAATACCTAACAAGAACGCACAAGGGCGTCCAATTCAAGTATGGATTAACCGCCAGACAGGTAACACTAACTCAACAACCTCTACGCTATCTACTACAATCACCGCAGCATCTACATCGATTGCGCTAAGTGACGTGACAATGCTAGGCTCTACTGGGTTTATCAAGCTAGATAACGAGATCATCAGCTACAGCAATTTAGATAAGTCAACAACATCCTCTGCGGGTACATTGAACAACTTAGGGCGTGGCCAACAAAACACAATCGCTGCAGCTCACACTGCTGGTGCAGCTGTTACGGTAACAAACGTGCCTAACGTGAGCGTCTGGCCAGTTCCCGAACAAAACAACTACTACACACTAGTGTACTATCGTTTACGCCGAATCCAAGATGCAGGTTCAAGCGGCACTAACACACAAGATATACCGTTTAGGTTCTTACCTGCGATGGTTGCAGGCTTGGCGTACCACTTAAGCATGAAGATACCAGAAGCGTTACCTAGGGTACCAATGCTAAAAGCAATGTACGAAGAAACGTACCAACAAGCCGCTGATGAAGACCGTGAGAAAGCAGCACTAAGACTAGCGCCTAGAATGCAGTTTATAAGGTAGTGTTATGGCGAGTAAATACTCAAGTGGTAAGTTCGCAATTGCACAGTGCGACAGGTGTAATTTTAGGTATAAGTTATCGCAACTAAAGCGGTTAGTCATTAAGACTAAGAACGTTGATATATTGGTGTGTCAGAATTGTTGGGAGCCAGATCAGCCCCAGTTACAACTAGGTATGTATCCAGTTAATGACCCACAAGCAGTTAGAGACCCACGACCAGATACAAGCTATTTCCAATCAGGTCTAAATGGGTTACAATTAACGGAAACAACGAGCGTTAATCCGAACTCAACTGGGGTTCCGTTACAAGGTAGTAGGGTAATACAGTGGGGTTGGAATCCAGTAGGGTTACGTGATCCGTTTAACTTAGAAGTAAACAACTTGGTAGCAGTTGCCTCAGTCGGTACTGTAACCGTAACGACGACATAGGAGAAGTAAAATGGCATTTAAAGCAGGCGCACAAGGTATCAACACCAAAGGTAAAACCAAAGGCAAACAATTAGGTATCGACGGCGCTAAATTGCCTGTTGATGGTGGTGTTTCTAAGGGTGGTAAAGCACGTTCAGTTAAATCAATCGACATGAAGAAAATGGGTCGTAACTTAGCTCGTGCAGCTAATCAAAAAGGCGGATAATATGGCAGAATATAATCAACCAAAAGTAGTACCCAATGCGGATATCAGTTACCAAACTGACCCAAACAACATAAGTGCAGACAAATCTAATGGCTGTATTCCAGCTCGTCGCGTAAGCGGTGGTAATCCTGCGCGTAATAAAGTTAAAACAGACGGCATGAAGCAACGTGGTAGTGGTGCTGCTACAAAAGGTTTCACTTCACGCGGTCCAATGGCATAAGGTAGGTCAATGAACTACGCCCAATTAGTTGCAGCTATTGAAAGCTACACCGAGAATCAGTTTGAAACAGCTGATATAAACACGTTTATTCAAGAAGCGGAACAACGTGTATATAACTCGGTGCAACTGCCAGCCTTACGTAAGAACGTGACTGGCAATCTAACTAGCGGTAACAAGTATTTAGCTTGCCCTTCTGATTGGTTAGCAACGTTTTCACTAGCTTTAATTAATGGCAACAACGAGTTTTCATACTTACTGGATAAAGATGTTAACTTTATTCGAGCATCGTACCCTGATACTGATGCCGCGTTCTACGGAACCCCAGAGTATTATGCACAGTTTGATCAGAACACGTTTATATTAGGACCAACACCAGACGCAGGCTACAGTATGGAGTTGCACTACTTCTATTACCCACAGTCAATCGTTACTGCAGGTACTAGTTGGTTAGGTGATAACTTTGATTCTGTACTGCTATATGGCGCATTATTAGAAGCTTACACTTACATGAAGGGTGAAGCTGATGTTATGGCTGCATATCAAAAACGTTACGATGAGGCTATGGTCTTGTTGAAACAATTAGGTGATGGCAAAAATAGACGCGATGCATATCGCAATGGACAAGTAAGATATCCAGTAATGTAATTTAGGAGAAAGAAAATGGCAATTTCACAAGCAATGTGCACAAGTTTTAAAGTGAACCTACTACAGGGCGCTCAAAACTTTAATACAGGTACAACAAAGGTTTATAAAATCGCGTTGTATACTTCAGCAGCAACATTAGGTGCTGGCACTGAAGACTATTCAAATAATACAACAAACGAAGTAGCTAACGGTGGTGGTTATACTACAGGTGGTAATACACTTACAGTATCTCAAATCCCTACAGATGGTGGTTCAGGCACTACAGCGTTTATTGACTTTGCGGATACTACCTGGTCTGCAGCGACCATCACTGCTCGTGGCGCATTAATATATAACAGCACTGATGACACTGCAGTTGCAGTGTTGGACTTTGGTTCAGATAAAACATCTACAGCTGGTGACTTTACAATCATATTCCCAACAGCGGACGCAACAGACGCAATTATCCGTATAGCCTAGAATAGGAGTCTCAAATGGCTCTAGTTCTAAAAGACCGGGTTAAAGAATCCTCAGTATCAACTGGTACTGGGGCATTTGCACTTGATGGTGTTGTAGGGCCATTTCAACCATTTAGCACAATTGGTGATGGAAACATCACGTATTATGCTATTGCAGGGCAAACCACATCTGAATGGGAAGTCGGATACGGCACATATACATTAAGTACTAATTCTATTTCTCGTGATTTTATCTATTCCTCATCTAATAGCAATACGATTGTTACGTTCTCTGCCGGTACTAAAGACGTATTTTGTACGTATCCGTCTGAGCAAGCGGTTTATCAAGAGGTAGATGGTAGCCTTAAACTTATTGCGGGGGTTATTGAAGTTTCTTTAGATGGAACTCATGGCACAACTTTAGCTAACACCGCATTCCAAGCGTTTGCTACTACTAATAGCTTCCTACAAAACAACATACAAAACTTAGATAGCGGTTCAGATGCATCAGGGGATTATGTAGCTACTAATGATGTTGGGGATGATACTAAGAATTATGTAGACTTAGGGATTAATAGTAGCGGGTTTACTTCCGTTAGTTTTCCTATATACACCCCCAACTCAGCCTATCTATATAGCTTAGGGGATGGAGTTTCTAACGGAGATTTGTTTGTAGGTACTGGGGATTTAGGCGATGTAGTATTACATGCTGGTGGGTTTACTACGGGTGATGTTGTAGCAACCATTAAATCAGCCACTAAGAACTTACTAATCGGAACAACTACCGATACAGGGGAAAAACTCCAAGTTGCAGGCGATGCCCTTATTACTGGGGCTACGGAATTTGGAAGTACAGTTCTATTGGATGCGAACCCGACCACAGCCTTACAAGCCGCCACAAAACAATACGTAGATAACCAGGTCACTGCAGGTCTTCACATCCACGACCCTGTACGCGTTGAGACAACAGGTAATCTGACTGCTACATATGTGCAGGGTGGTACAACATTTAACATTACAGACATTACTTCGACTACTACGGTTACGACTTCTGTAAACCACGGTCTAGTAGTAAACGACCAAATCTGGCTGACTACCACAGCAGGTAATGGCTTATCTATCAACACGGCTTACTTTGTATTCTCAACCCCTGCATTAAATCAGTTAACGCTATCGTTAACCTTTGATGGTACACAAATCACAGGGCTAACTAATGCCGCTGGTCTAACATACGCTACACGAGCAAACTCAGGGGTAGGAGCTACATTAACGAACGCAGGTACTCAAGTTGCACTAACAGTTGATGGTATTGCATTAAGTGTAGCAAACCGAGTAATGGTTCGCTTACAGACCAACGGCGCTGAGAATGGCGTATATGTAGTAACTACTGTAGGTAGTGGGGCTACTAACTGGGTATTGACTCGTTCTGCTGATGCCAGTGTAGTAATCCCAGGGGACCCAAATGGTTTAGGTACTGGCGACTACTTCTTTACACAAGAAGGTGTACTTAACGCTGGTGATTCACACGTATTGACCACCGAACCAAACACAATGATTATCGGCTACACGACGTTAACATATACACAGTTCAGTGGTGCGCTTACTTACACGGGCGGCACAAACATTGACGTTACAGGTCAGACTATATCTCTTACAGGTACAGTTGCCCCTACAAACGGCGGTACTGGCACAGCTACAGTCACTACAGGCGACTTACTATATGGGTCTGCTACAGATACATGGTCTAAATTAGCTAAAGGCTCTGCATACCAATCGTTAATGATGGATGCAAGTGGTACAAATGTTCAATGGAATGCCTTAGCACTTA